GACTAACGAAGCGTTCCATGAAATATGGTGGTTCTATTGTTCTACAGGGCAGACAGAAATTGATCGTTATGCCATATACAATTACTTGGAGGATACTTGGTACTATGGTTCTTTAGGGCGCACTGCGTGGCTAGACTCTGGTCTTAGGAACTTTCCGCTTGCAGCTACCTATTCAAATAACTTGGTCAACCATGAAGATGGTATTGATGATAACGAGACAGGTGCAAACGCGGCAATAGCTGCAAACATATCGTCTTCTCAATTTGATTTGGGGGACGGCAGCAGGTTTTCTTTAATAAGTCGCGTGCTTCCTGACATGACATTTGAAGGGTCTACAACGGGCGCACCCGCGGCCACGCTTACACTGCAACCCATGGCAAACTCAGGGTCAGGATTTAACAGTCCATTATCTGAAAGCGGCAACAGTGCAGGGACAATAACTCGTACGGCTACCGCACCTATAGAACAATACACAGACGAGTTATACATGCGCGTGCGGGGGCGACAGATGGTGATAAAAATAGAATCTACGGGGCAAGGAGTTATGTGGCAACTTGGAACACCTCGTTTAGATACTAGGCCAGACGGACGGCGTTAATGGCTAACGAAATTGACCAAGTTGACCCACCTGCGTTACCCCTAGCACCGGACACGTACAACAGACCGTTTACCGACCAACAAAGTAACGTCCTGCGCTTGTTTTTTCGACGGCTTACAAATGTGGTTACTACTCTAACCGCAACAGATGTAGGCGGTAAATTTCTGTATACCCCGTGCGCATCATTCTACAGTACGCAAGATCAAACGGCTGGGTCTATTAACACAGGGTACGCGGTTACCTTTAATAACACTGCGTACAGCAGCGCCGTTACGTTGTCTAACAATAGTCGAATAAACGTACAAAACGCAGGTATATACAAGTTTGATGTTACACTGCAGTTAGAACACAACAACTCAAGCGAAACACCTGTAACTATTTGGGAACAAAAGAACGGTAGCGCTGTAGCATATTCTGGTCATATGTTTGACGTAAAAGGTAATGATGATTACGTTATACACTGGGGTTTTACTACTGCGTTAGCTGCAAACGACTACGTAGAAGTCTATTGGGCAACAGGGGACACCCAGTTAAATTTGCACACAGAAGCAGCCACCTCTCCACATCCCGGCATCCCGTCTGCGTCTATAGACATATCCTTTGTAAGCAATGTATAATAACCGCACCCTTAACAGCGAGGTGCGAAGATGGACTTTATTGAATTATTTGATGCGTGCGTGCGTGACCACAAACCACGATTAGACAAGTATACTAAACCTACATCCTTAGATGTTACTCTAGCGGAAGAAGATATTGGGCTAGACAGTTTAGCTGTAACCCTTACATTTGTCTTGTTGTTTGAAATATACGGAATACCAGAAACCGAAGACTTTAGTGTGCCTACAGAATCATTACGCCATGTGCGAGATTACATGTGGGAAAACAAAAGTCGTGATTTTGATACAGTAGAAGCAGCCATGGGGGTTGTGACGTGATATATTTAACCAAAATATACAGTAATTACGCCGAAACTCCTACACTGGTTGACGATGTGCCGTATCCACAACACGCGTATATAATCCCTGAAACCTTTAAACGAGCTAAATCTGGGTTAAAATATCCCCCACATACGTTATTAGATACGGTGATTACTGACGAAGCTATACAATACGTGCTAGAAAACCCTGTAGCGGGCAAAACGGGGTTTATTTTTGCTGCGGGCAATCAAGGATGGATGGGCAACAACGGACGCTACGACAAAGACAACACTACGGAACTCCACTACAAAGTAAAATTACCTTTCATTGTACTAACAAACATATACGCAGGGCGTGTGGCTAGCATGTTTCATGTACACGATCACGTATCTACGGACGCTAGCGCGTGCGCGTCCAGCTTAAAGGTAATGATGGACGTACAAAACCTTATGAACAATTTTGGGTTTGATCGCGTTATTGTGCTTAGTGGCGAAGATGCAGTCAACAACCTAACCTTAGAGTTTTTTGGTGAAGCAGGTGCGAGCCTACAGTACAAAGATGAAGACCGTGTAAAACCGTCTGCGTTCGACACAGTTAACCAAGGGTTTTTTCTGGGGCAAGGCGCAACGCTATGTATATTTGAAAAAGAACACGCGGTAGGACATGAACCGGAAGGTGCGTTTTTAGGTGCGTACACGTCCGCGGAAGATAACACAAACCCTCTTGGGCAACGATCTGATGGTGAAGGTTATTCTAAAGCTATAGAAGGCGCACTGCATATTTCTTGTACGCCTCCGTCTCTTGTGCAAGTTGTTAAGACCCACGGAACAGGTACAGAAGTTAACAACAAAGCAGAAAAAGCGGCGCTACAACGTAGTTTGAGAGAATTTGTTGCTACATCGTACAAACCACGCATAGGACATACTATGGGCGCTAGCGGGTTATTAGAGACAGGGTTGTTGCTAAATGACCTTAAGTGCGGTATAGTACCAAAAATCCTCAATAGGACCGAAGACGATAATGTGTTCTTATCCTATGATGCGCCAGCCCCTAAAGGGCCATTTCTTAGTCTAGCCGCTGGCATGGGTAACATCTATTCAGCCGCAATTTTTTCTACGGAGGTGTAGGGTGGCGACTGTAATTGATAGCAAAACTACGCAGCTTGAGCCTGCGCAAGTCGTCATGGAATTTTCAGGTAGCTATAACACCACTAATCTTCCTCCCGCCGCGTTTGGGGCAGCGTTAATTAAAGAGTTTTCCATGCCCAATACAGATATAGTGCAATATGGAAATACAGTGTTTATAGGGCATCGTGGTACAGGAAAAAACAAACACCAAATGTGGGGTCGTGGTTTAACAGTAGATACGGCGCAAAACTTCATTGTTGCGGGGTTAAAATATTTTACACATTTGCAGGATTTGGGTGTAACGCATTACAGAACGCAATACGATGGTAACATTTATGACAGCGCTTTTCGTGCGTGGAAACGATACGCAGACAGGGCGGACACTAAAGTAGCGGCAGGGCGAACTGCTTCAGGGAAGACTCAAGGGTTTGTTATGCTAGGCAAAATACCCTTAACAGAGGTGGTATAGTATGTCTTTTGTTGTAGAAGCCGTTGAAGACGTAGTTGACACTGTCGAAGACTTTGTTGAAGACGTTACAGGTAATATTGCTGACGTTGTTGAAGATGCTGTTGAATGGGCTATGGATGAAGTTGTTCAGCCTGTAGTTGATGGTGTAGAAAACGTTGTAGAGTATGCGTTAGATAATCCCATTGAGGCAATTGCTACCGTTACCGCTGCAGTTCTGACTGCAGGTCAAAGTATTACAGTAATGCAAGGCGCGTTAATAACAGGGGCTGGTGCAGGGACACAAGCGTTAGCTGATGGAGAAAGTTTAGAGGACGCGGTAAAAGCCGCGGTTATCAGCGGTGCAGGTACTTATGTAGGTGGGACAGTCGGTAACTATGTAGGCCCATCCATAGAGGCGGGAACCGGAGCGGTATTTGCTAATCCTAAGTTAGCTTCTACAGTAGCCACTGCGTTAACCGCAGGGACAGAAGGTGCCGCAAGGACGTACGTAGCAACAGGTGACCTAGAGCAGGCGGGCAACGCGTTTTTAACTGCCGCTGCAGTATCTGGCACGCAGGCGGGGGTGGATGCCGCCACAAATAAAATTATGGGTAACGTTGGGTACGAGCTAAACGAACTAGGCAACGTTGAACTAGACGGGGTGTCTGCGGGCATTAAAAACGCGGTCAGTGCGGGGATATCTGCAGAATTGCTAGGGCAAGACGTGTCTAGCGCCATGTTATACGCAGGTGCAGGAGACATACTTTCTGATATTGGTAGTTCTGAGTTCCTAGAAAAATATGTAACTGATACCGCGTTTGTTCAAAGTATTGTAGACAAATATACCCCTGTAGTTGAGTACATGCAGGGGTTTGTGGACAGCGTTGAAGCATCTGCGAAAGAAAATTTAACTGATGCGCAAATAAAAGTTATAACCGATGCTACTGTTGCAGCGTTCGATGTAGCTAAACAGGGTAACCCTGAACTAGCAGGAGAAACATTTTTTGGTAAAGATGGTTTAGGTAAGTCCGCGTATGATACGATGTACGACTTTATTACCGACCCAATTAACTCTGCGTTAGACGATTTTACTGGTAATACCGCTACTACAATTGAAAAAGCTACAGCAGTAAATGAGGCTGTAGAAGAACAAAAGAGTGTAATAGCTGCACATAACGCGCGTGTCGCTGAGTACAATCAGCTATGGGGTGACTATAATACGTTACTAGACATACGAAACCAAAAATTAGCGGATTATGAAGCTAACCCTACTCAAGCTACTGTAGACGCGCTCAATACCGCGACACAGAATTTAAACGCTCAAGTTGCCCGAGTAGACGCAGAAGCACCTGCGCTAAAAGATCAAATAGACGCTAATCGAGCAGAGGGCGGAGCTATTGCTGCTGCTAACGCCGCGGTTGACACTGCTAACAAAGATTATCAAGACACATATCAATACATTTTAAGTGATTTTGAAGACCTAGACGCCGCGCTAGTCCCCATGAAACAGGAGGCAATTAAACTAGCCGCAACATCTTTAATACCTGATCTAGCAGTAGATGAGTATGGAAATTTTTATGGGTTATCTCCCGATGAGGTGTATGAGAACGCGTTACAAAACTACACCAATAGACCCACTACAGAAAGCTCTATTCGTAGCGCGTTAGACACAGCAAGATTTTCCGCGGTAACCAAGGCTCTCGCAGATCAAGGCATAGATATTTACAGTCTAAGTAAAGATCAGATTGGCACATTGCTGAACTACGCGAACAACGAACTGCAAACATTTGCGGATATTGTGCCGCAGCCGGGAGATGCTCCTATAGCAGGGACGCAGGAGTTTTCTAACAACCTGTTTAACTTGCTGCGAAATGATACTTCAGATGCAACTCCTGAATTTAAAGCCTTTATAGAAGCGTCTGGTTTTGACATTGGTGATGATGATTACCAACCTTTTTTAAACGGCGAGTACATACAAACTACTGACGGTAGTGTCATAGCCACGGAGGGGATGAGCGAAGCAAACTTACTTTATGTGCTAGAAAGTAATAACATATCGGTAGATGAACTTGAATACGCAGGTCCAGCCGCGCAAGACAAATTTGCAGAGTTATTATCATCAGGTATGAGTTACAGTGGTGATATCCCGGGAATAGGCGCGGCGTTACTTCAAAATGCAGAAGCACAGACTGACGGTTTTGCGTCTGCGCAGGATAACAGAATACCTTTTGACGATGGGGTTACCGCAGAAGACTTGCTTTCGGGTGAGGCAGTAATCACTAATAAAAACGGCCAACCTACATGGACTTTAGTTGATACTGTTGTGGCCGATGGTGATGGCGTTGTCACAGTTGCAAATAACGACGGTACGGTAGACCTTCTAACTGGCACTTTAGACGCAATAGCTATAATGGAAGACAGCGCTACATTAGCCTCGTTAGTAGAAAACAGAAACCCAAAGTCATTGTTGTCGTCAGAGTACCTTGAAGGTCTTTACGGCACTACCGTAGGGTCTGAAATTAAAACAAGTTTACTACCTCCACCGAACGGTGCAGCGTGGATGCAGACTGTGTTAGACCTTACAGCAGAGCAAGGCGCGCAACTGGATGAGCAAGTTGGTAGTCCTTTCCACAAAGCCTTTAGTCGTTTGTATGAAGTGTACAAAAAAGAAACGCCTGAAGACCAACAGAAAGCATTTACAAACGCTGCAAGCGTAGTGACGGGGGCTAGTGGGGAATTACTAACTGCAGCGGCGTTTCTAGGTGGATTGGCCTTAGATGTAGATGTAGCGAATAACGCGGTGCTGTCAGTAGCAAAAGACATGGTTAAACTCAGCGGAGATTTACGGACCGACGAGTGGAAGGCAGGCGCGGCTAGTATGCAAGCGCGGTCACAAAACTACGATGCAGAGTGGCGAGCTAACAACCCCGGCAAAGAACCTACCCTAGCAGACAAAGGTTATTTAAAAGCACAGGCAATATGGGGGAACCTTACTGAGCACCCCGTGCAATTTCTTGCTGAAAATGTGGGCAGTGAAATACTTCAAGAAGTCCCAATATTTTTGGCATCAGGTGGTACAGCTAACGTAGCCAAAAAAATATTAATGGAAAGCGGAGAAGCCTATGCTAAACGAATAGCTACGCGTGCCGCGGTAGGAACCGCGCTAGTTCTTGACGCAGGAGAAGCCTTTGGAGGCACCGCGGCTGGATCGTTTGATGAAACTTTTGCTACTGCTATGGCCGCGGTAAACGATGATGGGTCACAACGGTTTACAGAACAAGAAGCTATTGATCTAGCCATGGAAACGGCCAAAAATGCGGGTATGATTGCGACCATTACTACGTTAGCTACCGCAGGAATCGGAGGGCAAGCGCTAGCAAAAAATATTCTCGGGGACAATGCTAGCGAATTTGCAGGTGACTCTTTAGACATACTGGTTAAACGAGTTAACGACGGGTCAAAAGTTGTAATAAAAGAAGGTAGCACCGAGTTTTTAGAAGAGTCGCTACCGCAACTGTATACCGCGACTGTAAATTCACAGATTGATCCTGAATACGATGTGGCGGGGTCTGTTTGGGAAACTGGATTTATGGGGGTTGCTTCAGGTACGGGCGTTGCGGCGACGTTGTATTCTGGTAATGCTGTAGCAGACACGCTATTGCGAACAAATCCTAATGTTCGAGACGCGGTAAAAAATGCCGCAACGCCAGAAATGGCTTCTCAAGTGCTAACTGATTTGGGTGTTACAGACACCACAGTTTTGAACAACGTGTTAAACTCTACATATGACACGTTATATGTA